CAACTAGACACAAATAATGATTTAGCAAAGTTTGAAACAGCACTTCCTAATCTTGCGGAGTTTTCTGCTTTCTATGCTGCAGGTGGTGAGAGGGACACACTAGATATAGAAATGAGAAACGCAATATTAACACCAAGTACTCCAGAGTATGACATGATAGAGTTAGCAAATAGGATATTAAAATGATAGAACAGGTATTATTAAATTATGGAGTGTTGGGGTTGTGGACAGCGTCGCTGTTATGGAAAGAGAAAACATTTGAAAAAAGAATGATAAAAATTATCGAAAGAAATACAGAAGCTTTAAATCATGTTAGTACAATAGTTAAGAGGTGTAGGAGAAAGGGGGTAAGATGAAATGGAAGAAAAAGAAGAAAAAGAAGAACAAAAAGAAGTACAGAAGCTTTCAGTTTTGGAAGAAACTAAAAACGCTATTAAAACGCTTAAAGAAGAAAAAGAAGAAATCAAGAAGATTAAGGAAGAGTTAGACACTTTAAGAAGTGACCAATTATTAAGTAGTTCTGCGGGGGGAAGAGTGGAAGCTCCACAGGTCAGCGAAGAGGATTTAAAGAAAAAACAAGCCAAAGAATTCTGGAAAGGTACAGCAATAGAAGACGCCATTGATAAACACAATGAATAAAAAGTTGTTGATAGAGAGTATTAAGTCTATTGAAGAGAGTATGAAAACGTCACATGATAATCTTGAAAAGTCTAAACAGCATATTTTTGAGGGTGAGTTGTTTCTAAAAGCTTTAAAGGGCGAGTTAGAAAAGTTTAAATAGTTGGGTTCTTTAAATAAGTTATGGCAGACGAACCAGTATGTATAGAAACACCAACTTTATTTGCACGTTACACAGTAGCAGACGGAACAGCTATCCCTTTAAACACATTTTTACAACTTTCGGGAGATAATACAGCTTCCGCACATAGTGGGGATGCTGATGTTTTCGCAGGTATTGCATGGGAAGAAAAGACAGCTAATGACGGAATTACAGAAATCACAGCGGCTTTAAATGGTGTGTGGGATGTAACAGATGGTGGAGATAGTGCATCATTAGGAGAATTACTGGCTTTAGACGGAACAGCTAATGAGAGCAGACCCGCAGTTGCAGGTGATATTCTTACAGGTTCAGTTATTGGTAAAGTTTTAGAAGCACAGGCAGCTAATGAAGTTTCAAGAGTTAGAATAGGGGTGCTTTGCTAATGGCAGATAATGATAGAGAAGCTGATTTAAGATATGAAAATATTGACAGAGCAGTGAAAGCAGTAGCAGCTTTAGAATACAAATTAAAAACTTTATGTACAATTGACAGTTCTAGTGCATGGACCGAAACTTATTTTAGAGAAACTAATGACGACGAAACAGACGGTGGTACAGGTTCAGCAATTAGGGGAGTACCTCAATACGCACCTTTTCCATTCTTTGATGTTACAGAAACAAAAGTTCAAAGTGTAATTCAGAAATACGCAGGTGAAAGTATTATAAGTATTGAAGCAGAACAAAACGCAACAATCCCAATGCTTCAAAGAAAGATTTACAGACTAACTCAAAAAATTACTTATCAAATAGATTCAGCAATAGAGGGGGTAATGAGTGCAAGTGCAGGAAATAGTTATGCTATTGGAGTAGGTGACGAATGGGATAGTGCAACAATTGCAAATCGGGACCCTGTATTCGATATCTTAGGAGCTATTAATTTATTGAGAGTGGACGGAATAGACGCACTTAATGGAATGGGATACTTAGTTGTTAATGGAACAGATTATACGAACATTATTTCAAATTCAAAAATATTAAATCACCCAACTTTTAAAAGTGTAAGTGCAGTTCAAAACGGTGTAGTTAATGAATTATTAGGATTAAGAATTATGATTAGTGAAACAGTAAGAGCAGACCAAGCTTATGTAGTTGTTAGTAAATTAGCTTTAACATGGAAACAAGCAAGTGCATTAACTACAAGAACCGTAGAAGATGCAGGAAAAAGTACTACTATAAGAGCGTGGGAGCGTGGTGTATGCCAAATTCCAGTGCCAAATGCTATCTGTAAAATCACAAATACGAGGGCGTAAAATGACACATGAGGGAAGAATGGCGAGGGGAAAGGCGAATGTTGATTCTAAATCTAAAAAACTTAAAAACAATAAAGACACTTTATACTATATAGAGAATGAAGCAATTGTTTTAAAGAAAGAAGAGAAACCGAAAAAGGAAGTTAAAAAGAAAGATGCCAAATGATAATCACTTCGACGCAATAAGTATAAAAGAGTTTGTAAATACTGAAACAGGTACACTAACAGATAGTGCAGCAGCAGACATAAAATGTGATGCTAGAATTAAAATTCAATTCAACGGCACAGTTTATTATTTACCATTATATGACACAGCTCCATAAAGTATATTAATCTATTTTCTTTATTATTTCTATGGCTAAAAATCCATTATTACCCAAAAGGAACGCTCCTGTTAAATTTGTTAATTTAAATAAGAGTGCAGGAATATTAGACGATTACGCATTAAGAAAAAATGTTGCAACCAAAGAGGGAACTATCGAGCATATTCCAACAGAAGACAACCATATTTTAAATAAACTATATAGCGATAGTAATTACTTAAAACTAGATGGAAGCAATGCTAATCAAACAATCAATTTACAAGGAGAAGATTTAGTGAATGTTGGAGATTTTGGAATAGGGATAGATAATCCTGCAGAAAAATTGCATGTATATGATGACTCAGGTTCTCCTGTTATTATTGAAGTAGAGAATGCAGGTATTGGTAGTGCAGACTTTAAGTTTACTAATGCTGAGGGTTCATACGGAATATACACAGACGGAAATCAAATAGGTTTTTATGATTACGGTACTGCTGCTGTTAGATTAAGAATATTGAATAATGGGGATTTACATTTATTTTCAGATAATCAGAAGTTTACGTTAGGTAGAGCTCAAGATGCTTCCATTTATTATGATGGCACTGATTTGTATATTGATCCTCAAGAAGTAGGGACAGGTTATGTACATATTAAGGGCAGGTTGTTCACTGATGATTATATTACTGTTGATGATACTACAAGCGTAAATGGATATTTATTAGAGTGTGACAAAAGGGACTACAATCTTAACACTGCAGCTACAACACAAGTTGGTATAAATACAACCATGAGAGCGTCAACAGGTGGCTCTAGAACCATGAGGACAATGCAGTCAGATATGAGGTATAGAGGTACAGATGTACAAACTGGAACGCTAGAAGGATTTTCTAGCCAAATGTACCATGATGGTACTGGTAATTCATCAGCTAGTAGGGGTTACAGTGCAGTTCTAATCCAAGCTACTAGTGCAACTGCATCTTCTTTTACTGGTTATCAATCGTCAGGTTCTATAGAAAATACAGAAACTGGCACAGTATCAACTTATATAGGGTTTGAGGATAATGGAATAGATGCAGAAGATGGAACTGTTGCGGTAGCTTATAATTTCTTTGGGGGAGTGCATAGCGTAGATGCAGGGACACTAACAAACGCATACGGGATATATTTACAAGATCAAACAGCAGCTTCGGGTGATAACTACTCTCTTTACTCGCTTGGTGATATGATTCTTGCTGCTGATTCGAAGAAGTTACTTTTTGGTGGTGCTGCTGACGCCAGTATCTACTATGATGGGACTTCTATGAATATTAAAACTGATGAAATAGCTGCATCTGATTTAGATATTACTTGTGGAAGTGCTAAAACAATAGAGTTACAAAACACTGTATGGGACGATTTGCAAGTTCCTATTTCTACAGCTCGTTTACCTACTATGAGCCCCCCTAATGTTACAGGGTATAAAGGTGGGCAGGTTCTTGCTTTTGGAAATGTTGCAGATAGTTTCATTTACTTTAATGCTCAACTTCCCCATACTTACAAAGAAGGAACTGATATTAAATTACATTTACATTGGGTTATTCCTACAAGTGGAGCAGGTGGTGGAGCTGAAAATGTTAAATGGGATTGTTCATATAGTTGGGCAAATATTGATGGAACTTTTCCAGTTGCTTCAACTGGAACTGTAACTGTTGATGTTCAGAATGATGTTTTAGATGACCACATGGTTGATACTATTGTAACTATTAGTGGTAGTGGTAAAACTATTAGTAGTATGTTAATTTGTAGTTTGAATAGAGATACAGCAGTTGCAAATAATTATGGAGATGATGCTTATTTAGTTGGAATTGATTTTCACCATGAAATAAATACTATGGGGTCAAGGCAAGAATTGTCAAAATAAGGGGGGTAAAATGGAAGTTAAATTAATAATAAAAGAAGAAGAAGTCAATAAGGTAGAGAATGCTTTAAGTAAGTTATATCCAATTCCTGTTAATGAAGAAGCAAAACCTTTGTTTACTAAAAATGATTGGATTAAAGAAGTTTTAGTAAAGTTACTTCATAGAGATGTTTATAGAGGGGAGCAGATGGGAGCTATGGAAACAGCTAAAAATACTGTAACTCCTAGAGATGATATTGTGTCATAATGGACGAGAAAAACCTAGATGTATTAGTGAATAGTAATGTACCTAGATGTCCTGTTACTGAATGTATTGTTTATTTGAAATTTGAACAATGTCATACTCACCGTTATGTTGTTTGTAAGTGGTTTGAGGATTGGTATAATGAATTAAGTAGTGATAAAAAAAGGATATTCTATGACCGAAAGGTTTAAATAGTATGTATGTATGTATATATCATGGAAAACTTAACAAAATCACAAGAAGAGCATTATCTTGAATTAGCAAGAGAGATTAAATTCGAGGAAATAGCAGAGAAAGCTCGAGAAGTTGAGGTATTTTATGATTAAAATGGTAGATACTACACAAACTACACTATTAAAGACAGAAAAGCCTAACTCATTTGAGTTTGGTAAAGCGGGTAGTCGATTTAAGCTATATTTCGATACAGTGGCTGAATTACGTAGTAAAATAGACGAATTAAAGAAATCTGGCTTAATTGACGAAACGGAGGTGAATTTCTAATGGAAAGCGAACAAACTATAACTATAACAGCGATTACTCGTAAAGTGAGTACTTCTGGTGTTGATTTTTGGAGTATTAACACTCCCGCGGGGTTAATGAGTACTTTTGATGCTCCAACAGCATTAAAGATTAATGCATGTTTTGAGAAAGGTGTAAGTTGTCGTGTTCTTTTATTCAAAAAGACTAAGGACGGTCGAACTTATACTAATATTAAAGGATTTATTAGTGAGGGAGAACCTATTAAAGCAGAAGTTGAAACTGTGAAGCCTAGTGCCTTTCAAGGAACTGCTAATAGTCGAGATACTACAATGTATACTAGTTATGCTAAAGATATCTTTAATATTTTAAGGGATTTTGATAGTATGAAAAATATAGAACATGTTGAAGTTATGTCTATGGCAATAACACTTGTAAAACAGGCTAGAGATGCGTTTA